TAATCTTTTACTAATGTTGCAAACTTACCTACATTGAGTGAAGCTAAAACACACAAACTATCGCGAGAAAGATATTGTTCTGAACAAGCATTTGTCGAAAGTATGCGAGGATCATATTCTTGTCCTTCTTCATATAAATAATCTGAATTAGAATATTTTCTAGCAATGTCAATATTTTGAATTCCAGGTTCTGCATGAGAATGCATGTTTTTTGCAATCAATTCAAGCAATTTTTTAGCTTTAATTGTTTTTGTAAATGCTTCTCTTGCTTTATTATGAGTTGCTATATAATAATAACCACATTTATCTTTCATCATTCCAAGTTTAACAGAATTAACGTCAACGTAAACTTTATCTCCCTTCTTAACTCCAGGAATAATGAATTTCAACTCCCAATCTTCATCGTTTTCCACAGCTTTGTAAAAATCGTTTGTAATTTGAACGCTAATGTTTGCATTCTGAATCAACGTTCTGTTACTCTTCACTGTAATAAATTCCTCGATGTCTGGATGCTTTATTCCCAAAGAAAACAACATCGCTGGTATTCTACCTTTCTGTCCAATTTTATATCCGATAGAATCGATGTAAGACATCCAATGAACAACTCCAGTAGATTCTTTAGCTGAATTCAAAACTAAGGAACCTCTCGGTCTCAATCTGGAAAAATCTAATCCCAATCCTTGACGATACGCAGCGCACTTCATCACGGTGTAAGCTGCATTACTGATTCCTTCCAAACTATCCCATTCTTTATCCAAATCTAATGCACCCAAAGAATTAGTAGTGCAGTTTGCTAAACTAATTTTTCTATCACTCCCAGCACCCTGCATTATAGAACCAGCTGGATGCCACCAGTCATTATAGATTTCATCGAACCAAATTTCAGACCAATACTTTTTAAGTTCTAATGTTTTTTCTACAGAAGCAATAGCATCAACTACTCTTTTAACTGCTTGTACGTACGTCTCGCCTTCAAACATTGCATACTTCTTATTAAAAGCATCAATTGCAAACTTATTTCCTTTAAAATATTCTTCTGTTGTTTCGTTCTTTACATCTTCATATTTTATCATCCACTTTCTCCTGTACCTGCGTATTACCAACGTTTCCTCGGGTGAATCCTACTAACTTTCTTCTCAAATGTTCTCTAACAGCTGCTTCTCCTTTAGCCATTTTAACACTCTGTTCCGTTCCCGCAAGTGATTTTTCGTCGAGAATTTCAAACTTACCGGAAAGCAAAGCAATCTTAGCTGGAAATGTCATACCATCGGGCCCGAATCTATTTTTGATGATGTGAACTTTTCCAGTATCAGATATTTTATCTGCTGTTTTTCTTTGTATTGACAATATAAAATCTGCTATCCAAACTTTTTCATATGCTTCAGCAATTTTTCCACCTTCAATAATATCTTCCTCAAGCGCTCCTCTATTAGTTTGACTTGCTGTCCATACTGGTGCATCATATTCATCACTCAAATCTCTAAGTTCTTCATACACCTCAGCCAACATTTGTCTCTTTTCCATATTCTTATATATGGTTGAAGACTTCAAAAGATCTCCATAGTCGACTATAATCAAATCTGGTCTTCCATCTGTTATAATAACACTGTCGATTGCAGATGCAAGAGTAGTTACAGTTGTTCTCTTCGCTGGAAACCTAAATATGTTCAACGTGCCCGGAAGATTTTCCATTGCTTGCTTAATGTCGTCGATGTGATATTTCAAATTCTGAGGATTGATTCCAGTTATAAGCGAATCGTATCTCTGAGCTGTGTATTCTTTGCTCAATTCCATTGTAAAATGAATAACATTCAAACCAGCTTTAGCTCCACAAACTCCGATTGCAGCAAGGTACCAAGATTTTCCAACTCCAGACGGAGCTATAACTACTCCAAGTTCACTTTTTCCCAATCCACCATTCATCAACTTATTTATTACATCCCATGGAGTTGCAACGGTATGGCGTACTGTTTCATCATAACGATAATCAACTTCAGTCTTATACACAAGCTGATTGCTGGTATCAACTCCAACTTTAGCAGCTTCGTTTATAAGCTTTCTTATTTGGTCATGTTTATGTTCTCCAAGAAGATTTACAGCTTCCATCAACGCTTTACTGTAATGTTGGTTTATACAGAACTTTTTGAATTCGTCTTTGACATAATCTAAATTGTCAGTATTGTAATTTTTATAAACTTCTCGAAGTTGGTCAATTACTGTTGCTTTTAAAATTTCATTTTCTATAATTTGAACTTTAATCTTAAATATATCAAGTGTCATCAACTCTTTATAAGAAAGAAAATGTTCTTTTATTGTATTGACTATCCATTTATTAGCATCATTATCGTAATAATCAGATGTAACTATTTCGTACATCTGCTTCAAAAACGATCTATCTTTTAACAAGCATACAATTGACTTAACTTGAAAACTATATCCATATTCGTTTAATGTTGCTAAATCGGTATTCATTCGTTCCTCGTAACTTTTTGTTCGGATGCGGCAAACATATTCAATCTGGAGAATGTTTCTCGAAGCCACAGGTCGGGATTTTTAATAAATATATTTAGTGAGTCCTTAATCATCAATTTTTGGAACTCGATTTTTACTAAAGGTTTTGGTGGTTTTTGGACATGAGATATCAATCTCATTTTAGCTGCTCCAGAAATATCTACATTCTGAAGTTGCATTAAATCATAATTTAATTTTAATTTTTTCATGTTTTCTGGAATAGACAACTTACTGTAAATTTCTGCATCGTCCTTGTGAAGATAAGCATATTTCAATATATCCTTCACATCATAACGTTTTCTTTCCAAAACCATCGGAAAACGTTTAGATACAGTTTTAAATCCAATTCCACCAAAAGCTGGAACATTATCTCCCTTGTCTCCATTGAACATTTTTCCAATTATGAAATTTTCTGGAGCTATTTGATATTTTTCTATTATCTTTTCTGGAGTGATTACCATTTTATTCGTAGGGTTCCAAACTTTTATTCTGTCATCTACTAATTGCAAAAAATCCTTATCAGTACTCATTATATAAATTTCTGATTCTGTCAATAACTGCTTGCTAATATACGCTATACTATCGTCAGCTTCTATATTATCTACTATCACTGTTGTAACTGGAAGTGTTTTTAAGTAATCTAATAATCGTTTGAGCTGCCAAGCAATCATGGTGTCTACTTCTTCAGAACTATAGTTGACGCTTTTAGCTGCTCGAATGGATTTGCTTCTTCGATTTTCTTTGTATTCTGGAAACAGTTTTCTACGTCTTGTTGAACCACCTTTGCCGTCAAATACAACAATAACTCTAGTTGGCTTCAACATTCTAATAGCAATTCCTATTGTATAAAGTGTTCCAACTAAACCACCAACGTGAATGCCATTTTCGTTTATCAGAGGCGAGCAAGTGAACAGTCTTAAAAATTGATTTAAACAATCTACTATAAGAACTCTACTGTTCAGTTTTTGTTCTTCTTTATGTTCGGACAAATGTTTTATAATATCAGAATAATCTTTAGTGTTCATTGAATTTCCTTATAAACTTTGAATGGAGTACGTAGGACTTAGTACTCCATTCAATATAACCATTTAACAAGTAAATGTCAATCAAATTAACTGTTTAATTCTTCTACATTATCTTTGTCTAATGTCACCTCTCCTTCTTCAGGAACGTGATTAGAATATTTCATAATGTTAGCATCACAGATAATCTTATACAAATAATCCTTCACCTCTGATCGTTCTTTGAGCAATTTTGCAAAACCTTCTTTTGTCTTGAACTTTATTTCTTCTTCACCATACTTGAAAGATTTTCCGTCAGATACTTTTAGATCTTTTAATTCATCGATCCAACTTCCATAATTATCAATACCAGAACTAAAATATATGTCGAACGCAGCAACTCGTAACGGTGGACCTATTCTGTTTTTCTTAACTTTTACTTGGGTTTTTATACCAACAACATCGTCTCCTTTCTTAAGTTGGCCAACTGCCTTTGCAATCAAACGAACTGAAGAATGAAATCCCAATGCCTTCCCACCAGATGTAGTAGATTTATCTCCAAACATTACACCAAGTTTTTCACGAAGCTGATTTGTAAAAACGAGACAGATCTTCTTTTTTGCTATCATACCCGTAAGTTTACGCATCGCCTTTGAAATAATGATAGCTTTTGAAGTAGACCAACCATCTTTATCGTAATCAGATTCTTGCTCGATTTTTGTACTAGCAGCAGAAACAGAATCACAAACAATAGTAACTAATCTATCGTTGTTAGATTTTCTAATTGTTTCCACTACCTTCTCAATTGATGTGAAGCAATCTTCAATCAAATCGTGAGACACATAAACTAATGTCTGCAGATTGACTCCAATTGCTTCTAAGAATTCTCTACTGATAGCAGCTTCAGTGTCAATGAACACCGCAACTCCACCTTTCTTTTGTGTGTTAGCGAGCAAGTGTGCGCAAAGTAACGATTTTCCAGAAGCTTCCCAACCCATTATTTCTGTTACTCTACCAACTGGAACTCCACCGTTTGGACGATTTGAAATCTTCAAATCCAATAAGTCATTACCAGTAGAAACAAAGTCAGTAACATCAGCTGGCGTTTCGAAGACTGAACCCAAAACATACGCTGTAGGTTCTGGTGAATCTTGATACGATTCGTTGATAGATTCTGCTAAAACATCTACCAACTTGTCGTGTTTCAGAGTAGTTCCTTCTTGAACTTCTCCGTTGTCCTTTTTCTTTTTACTCATATGTAGTTTCTCCTATTAGGATTTTTCTACTTTTGCAAACATCGCCTCGAATTCAGCAGACAAATCTGCAGTAGAAACAGAATCCTTAACTGGAGTTTTCTTCGCTGTTTCAGATTTAGATTTAGATTCTGGAGTTTTTGTTTTTTCTGGAGCTGCTACGACTTCTTCAGCTTCATCAACTAATTCTTCGGCTGAAAGATTCTTTTCGTTTTCTTTCGACTTCGGAGTCGTTTGCTGAGTTTCGTCTACTCCGTTCGTATAATTGTCCAAAATAACTTTCAATTCGTCGTAAGTGTATTCTTTGAAAATTTCAAAGATGTCCTTTTGAGAATCGATGAACTTTAGCAACTGTTCTTTATCGGTAGACAGCGGGCTTGAATTTCTACATACTTCAATTTCCGTTTTTGCAAAACTCATCTTACTGTCTTTTGGATCAATATACTCGACTATGATATCGCTACCCTTAATTGGATCTGAAAGATCGCCAGCAAGATCGTTGTCGGTCATCAAGGTAAGTAATCTTTGGTATACCAACTTACCAAATCCCCAGAACTTAACGCCTTGGTCTTCTTCACCGCGAACTATGATTGGAACATAAGTTCGAAGTTTCGGTTCCATCTTTCTTGCAAGGGCAAAATCATTCTTATCGCCAGAGAGTCTCAGTGTTTCTGCAAATTCCATAATTGGATCTGGTTTACCGTGTGTGATTGGTGATAGATATGATTTCTTACCGAGACCATAATGAAAATACAATTCACGAAATGGATTATTTCTGTCGAATTTATATGGAACTATTCTGATTTTGTACTTCTTGCCAGGTTTCGGTTTCCACAAGAATGTTGATGTATTGGATGTTTTGAGTGCCGCGAGGCGGGCTTTGAGTGCATTTGCATCTAATGGCATAAGATACTCCTTATGTAAAATATATTAGTTATTTAATAATTGTTATTTGTCATTTGCCTAACACAATCAAACATAACCTTTGGAAATGTATTGACGCATTTAGCAATTGGCAATTGTTACTTACAAATATAAATATAAAAGCAGTTATAAAAAAATCAATAATCCCATCAAAATAATTTTATAAACTCTGAATTGAATTTAGTTTAGTTGAAATTTTCTTAAGCTGATTTTCATTTAGAACCAATAAACAGTTTCGATAATTTTCCCAAGGAACTTGAAATGTTTTAGATTCTGTTCCATCATTTAACAATGCAACTAAAAAATTCAAAGCATTAATTGTGTATAATGTATTAGAATCTTTCTTACGATGAATAGAAATAGTTTTATATCTTAATTCTTCTGTTGGATCCCAATCTTCTGGATTCACATTATACGTCAATAATAATTGAGAAGGTAAAGCAACATTTTCCAAAACAAATATTTTATCGTTAAAAATTGTATACATATCTTGTATCATAATAATAGTTTTAGATAAACTTGCTTTAGTTGTAAATGTGCATAGTAATTGTGTCGACTGTTGTTCCATAGTATTCCTTATTGCAATTACTTAATCTTTCACTTTATAAAATTGTGTTGGAAATTGAGCTATCGGTCTTCCTAAGTTTCCAAATACGTTAAATCTAAATTTTATCTTAGACACTGACTTAACTCCATCTGTTACCTCTATTCCAAGATGATCTGACAGCATTTTATATTTCTCATTTGAAAACATTTGGTACTGAATATCGCTGTTGTAAATCTCCTCAATCATTTGGCCAGCAATCATATATTGAGTAAGTTGTTTTCTGTACATTTCTTGGTCTTTAATGTGTTGAGGCTGAGATTTGAATCTCCTCCAAGCAGTTTCAACTTGTTCTAATTTTTCTGGAATTGTATATTTCTTAATATCAATATTGTATTCTTTTGCCATAGCTTGCAAAAGTTTAGCAGCTTCGTCTGGATTTCTATCGTTCCAAACTATATTATAAGAATTTTTAATTGTTTCTAAATTTTTTCTAGTTTTTGGTGTCTTGTAAATAGTAGCATTAATCTTTGAACCAACAGAAGCTGCAGCTCCTGAATCTTTCTTCACAGAACCAAACTCTATTGATACGGTTATTAGGTTAAGAGCGGAAATAATTTCGTCTGTTGTTGGATTTTCTTTTAAGTTGAGTTCTTTTATTGACAAAACGTCTGCTAATGGAAAATTTGACACGGCTGGCATATACGCAATGTAACCAGCGTGAAGCTTGCGCAAATAAGAAATAGTTTCCACGAATCTTTGGTTAGCTCTCTGCAGCGACGGTTCTTTCTCCATGTCGAAAGATATCTGCAAAATGTCCTTTTCAAAGTCCTGAGAATTCTGCAGAGCTTTGATTCTTTTCGCAAACGTAGCTGCTATGTCAGATTTCACTTTACTCGATATAGTAGACGACAAATCTTCTAGTACTTTATTCTTAATCTTTTCACGACCTTCTGGAGTAGACGGAGTTGTTCCTGGAAGTGGATCTACAAACTTATTTAGCTTCGGATCCTTCAAAAGATTTGTAGTATATTTTACGAGTTCGTTGTGCTTCTTTATTGCTCTTGAAGCTATACCTGCTTCTGCTCTAGCTTGTTCTTGTGGAATTCCTTTCTTCACAAATCCATTTATCAGTTCATCGAAAGAAGGTTCGTTTAGAATTGGAATACTATGATCTCCGAACTCAACAGATACATCAGATTCTTTTATCTCGAGTTGCTTTGGTTCTTTATTTTCAGTAAAGTTAGAAACTGATAATATATCTCCACCAACATTCGTCTTTTCTCCAGTAGACGTTGTTATTCCAGATGCTTCTTTCATTCCATTTTTCTGTAAAGTATTGACTACTGATTGTGGGAGAATCATCTTATCACGTAAGCCACTTTTAAAATTATTTGGTTCTTTCAAAGCAAAATAAAGTTTTGGTGCACCCGGATTTATTCTAAAATATTTACTCAAGGTATCTTTATGTTTTCTCAAAACAGACAAATCTCCAGAAGCCAAACCATTTAAGAATGCAATTCCTATAGCAGCATCTTCTTTTGAAGCGTATGGAATTTTTTTCAATTCAGCTGCCTTACTTTTTATTTTAGTTACGTTGATTGCTGCTTCTTTATCTTTTATGTCGATTTGTTTTTCTGAGGATGTTGTTTTTTCTTTATCTTTTGAAATTGCTAATTGACCAGATTTTCCAGTAGCAAATCTTTTAGCTGCTTCTGGTGTTGAAAAATATCTGGTGACCGATTTGTGCTTTCCAGCAAATTTACCGCTTTGAGCTTTCCAAGTTGTTCCAGACTTTCTTGGGATAGCTTCTTCTAACAACCTCTTGAAAGTTTTGTTTGCAAATTCTGCGTGTTCTTTTGAATCGAGACGAACGTCACCGAATTTTATCATTACTTCCAACAACATATCTTCCCAAATTTCTTCTATACTTTTCATCTAACTTCCTTAACAGTTTTCATAGAACCGTAATTTTCTCCGATTTTTACTTTTACCGGAAATTTACCATCTGACTCAAATAAAGAAACTAGGTCTTTGGTAAATGGTATTTCGTCTTTGTGCATATCGAAAAGAAAAGAATCATACGTATATAAAACAAGTTTAGTTTTCTTATTCTCGATAGCTTGCAAAACTTTTTGAGCAACTAACATATTAGATTCTGTTTCTAAAATTTGAATCAAGTAATTGAACAACGTAGTTTTGCTTATATCTGGCAACATTTCTTTGGTTAGTTGTCTATTATAAATATTAGTTCGTATCGAGTTTGTGTTAGTAAATTCACTCCAAATCGTCTCAATATACTTATCTACTGCATTGAAAAACGGTATAACTAAAGCTACTGCTTTAGGAACTCCACCGTAAAGATATGTGAAAGACAACTTCTTCGAACCTTCGTAATCTGTACCGTAAAATTCTGCTAAATGTTTATGTACAGAACCAGGCGGAAACTTATAACCAACAACATTTGCTATCAAACGTAAGTGACATGCATCATAATCAAATTCAACCATTACTCCATCAGCACCATATCTGCTAGTGAATATGTTTCTTGTTCCATCCGTTTTATTCAACGCTGCAAAATTAACACCGCCAAATCTATTTGATGGACGTCCAGTTATTGTGAACATATTGTAATCAGTATAAATGCAATTTTCTATCACGTTATTCTTAATAGACAAGTCTGTCCAGTGCAGTTTTGCCTCTTCTGTGTCAATGTGTAAACCATTGGCCTCGATTTTTCTCAGATTTTCAGACATAATTTCGTTGAAATACGGCAAATCGACACTACCAACCATAGTCTGGGCATCGGATATGTCGTTGGACAAAGACGAAAATAGTTTCTCGATGGATTGATAGTGCTTCAATATTGGTATGGCTCTATTGACAAATTTATAATTCCTAAAATTTGCATATATTATAGCGTGAGCTACTGTATTTGTTTCTGATACTTCGATTGGCTTGAGCGTCTTAATCCATCTTACTATTGACAAGTCGAGCATTTTGGATAGTTGCAATTTATGACGCGTCCATTTCTTATCAATGACATATTTCGTTTTGTCTGATTCTAACTGCTTCAATAATTCTAAAGGAAGTTGTTGTGCTTCGTTGTGTTCAAAACACAAAACATAATCTTGATTAATATTCAAAAGTCTAATAAATAGCAAACATATAGAATTTAAAAATATATGCTGATTTTTGTTAGACAAAATTGGATAGATTATGCATTCAGATTCTCTATAAATGTTGAGAAAATCTAAAAATTTTTCTTGTGTGTCTACTATTCGCAACATAACAACCTTCAAGATGTGTTCGTAACCGTTACAAATAAATATAAAGAAACAACGACAAACTACAATAATCTTATAGCATAAAATTATCTATTCATAACCATTGGTGGAGAATGTTTGTATGGGTGACTTCCACTTAAAGCTACGTTAACTATATTCCACTTCCAAGCAAGATAACCTTCCATTAATTGTCGTTCATTTGTCGTCAAAGCTTTCTTAATTATTACTATTTCATTTATAGTACCAGTAAATCCAGCATTACAGCCGCCCAAAAACTTCATATAATGATCATAATCAACATTATAATTCATCGGACCACCAATCATCAAAGAAGCTGTCGAACGCCATAATATTTCTGGAGCATTATGTGATTGTGGCACTAAATATGAACCCCATAAATATTCTGGCGGAACTTCAGAACCACTTATTGAACTACTTATCCAACCCCAAATATCGTGAACAGAAGATCCAGAATTTACAAAATTAGCATATTGCAAACCTGGCGTATAATACGGTGCGTCATTGTTCTTAACATTATTTATGCTAAATAAAAATGTCTGTTTATAACCAGCTCCTCTAGCACTATATTTATTAAAAATATCCCAAGTTTTTATATTTCTAAATCTAACATACTTTCCAGGATTCCAAGATAGACCAGCGTGTCCACCATAAATTTGAAATCCTTCGCTAGTCGGGCCGGTATTACCTAACATAGTTCCGTGAAAAGCACCATATCCGCCAGGTAACCCAGCACTATTCCAATTTAAACAGAGCACCATAAAAATAGATGCTGTTGGAGTTTGCCAAGACGCAGATGCTGGCCAAGATGAATTCAAAATTTCTAATCCAGAATGACTTGCTTCAGTAACACCATACCTCATTCCCGATTCAAATTCAACACCTGGTAATGGTTTAGAAGATCCAGAAACACTAGAAGTAAAATATACTGCTCCATACGGAGTTACATTCTCCCACGGAGTATAAGCCGGCCAATAACGAGGATAACTTTGCGTTGTTGCACATATAGCTGTTGGAAGATTTTCAAAATATGGATACGGAGCAACACTTGCTGAACCACTCAAATCACATCCCCCTCCAACCCAACCACCATCTGGATGTTGTTTTAAATTAAATCCATTTGTTACTCCCTGAATATACATAGCATCTAACCAGATAACTACATTTTGCTCTACGTCTGTATTGAATTCTGGTGGAGTCCAGTATATAGGCA